CAGCCTTCCTTGTATGTGGTGCAAAACCTGCTGATCTCCGATGTAGATCGCTGCATGGTTTGGGACGGGTGAAGACAGCTGCATCAACAGCGCATCGCCTTTTTGCAGCTGTGACACTGGAATGCGGTGAAAGCCTTCCTTTTCAAAGTTGTCCAGATACAAGTTTTGACCGTTCTCCCACCACTGATCACGCCTTGGATAATTCTTCAGCTCTAGGCCCCACTCACGCTTATACCAGTCACGGCACAAGCTGTAGCAGTCAACCGTTCCATGGGCAAACTCACGGCCTACGTAGGGCAGCTCAAAGCCTTCTGGCTCGCAGTAGCCCCAGTTCCCAGTGTTTGGGTTGATGATGTGCCAAGGCAACCCGCTTTGCTCACACGCCACCCGATCAGCCTGTGATGGTGCGTGGTTTGTGACTGGGTGGCTGTGAACAACGGCAACGATCTCGCCTTGGTCTTCCACTGCTGCATAGTCCAGCGGGTCAAGCGCAAAATGTTCCTCAGGTGTGACTGCCAGGTTTTTGCATGGGAAATACTTGCGGCGACCTTTGACCACCGCGACTAACCCGCAACATTCTTTGGGGCTCTCCTCGGCTGCATGAGCCTGGATCTTTTCCATCAAAGTGGGTGGCAACATCATGAGAGCAGCCCCGCTCCAGGGAATGAGCCAAATGGCAACTCGCCGTTGTCCCCAAACCTTTTCTTGCAGCTGCTGAGCCGCTTGCCGCATTTATCTTGAGCCGATGCACTTACGGTGTCGTCATTAACGTCGAAAAAGTCGGTGCCTGTATAGCTGCATTCTGTGCTTTTGTATTCCCACTGACAGATGTTTGCCACCACCTGACGGTTCGGTAGCTGCTTGTTGTCTAGGTCAAACTTGCTGGCAAGCTCAAAGCTAACCACGTCTCGCGTTTCACTTGCCTTCCGATCCACAAACCACTCCTCGACAGGGAAGGTGGCATAGGGATCAGCGTCAGTCTCGCCATCAAGGAACCGCTTTAAGGTGCGAATCCTTACAACCTTTGCCCCTGTCAGGTCATTGCCAACTGTTGTTTCATTAACGCCCAACAGCAGCTGCGTAATCCCTCTGTTCAGGTTGGCAACGGTCAGTGTGGGACGTGGCAGTGTGCCGGCATTTGTGTACTCAAAACCCTCCGCCTTGATAGGAATTCGGCTGTAAGAGTTGCTATTCCAAAGTATGTTGCCGTCTACATCTGCGTTACTGCCTGCGTGAAATCGCAAGATGTCTGTGCTGCCGTGCAGAGTGCTGTCGTAATGCAGCTCAAATAACTCAATAATTGCGTTGAGTGCTAGTCCTGATAGGTCAGCGTAAACAGAACTGATTGCAGTCCAAACAGCAGTGTTGTCCGTAATCGTGCTACCAATATCAGTCGGCCATGCTGGCTCTGAACTTGCTGACGTTCCAGCCGTGGTGCATTTGAACACCAAACCGCTGTTCTGTGTAGCGCTTGCGCGACGAATGTCGCCAAGAGAAAAGGCAGTATCAGCAGCCCAAGCAGCAACAGCCATTACGGTTCAAAGACCTCTCTGAATGTTGCCTGGATCGTTGCGAGGTTGCCATATGGGAGTGTCTTCGACCATTCCTCACAGACCCATTTATACGTGTCTGTTTCGTCTGGGGGACTCCAGTCAAAGCTTTCGCTATCAGCGGCTCTGGCATCCAAGAAGGTCTCGATTGTATCTGAATCCGTTTCGCTTATGTTCTCAAAAGTCAAGCTCCATACTTTTGGATTTTGATTCAGTCCAATAAGCGTACGTTGTTCATAGCCATCGCCAAATTGAACCTTCCTAGTCTTGGGTTGACTTGACTTACGGGCTCCATAAACAGGATCTATATCTGGAAAAGTTGCCATTATGCGAGTAGTCCTCCTGGTCGTTTTTGTTTAATTAGTTCTGCTTGAACCGCAGCACCAAGCATTTTGCCGAGTTGACCTGCCTGTTCACCATCACCCTCAACACTAGAACCAGAGGCGTCGACATTCACCACAACATTACCAACGCCTCCAGAACTCTCAACTCCTAGCTTGCCGCCAGGGCCACGACGAAGAGGAAGGATGGCTTCTGGGCCAGCTTCGCCCATAATTCCAAAACGGCCAGCCCCGCCGTTGGCGTAAGCAAACATTGTTGGCTTGTTGACGATGCCGCCTTTGGCGTAAGGGATGATTTTGTTTTTTGCGAATACCCCACCATCAGCCATACGCAAGCCACCCCTTGAGGCAATATCACTAAATATGCCCCCACCACCACCACCACTCATGCCAGGCAGCAACCCGACCACTTTGTTCAAAATCGCCATCGTGATCATCTTTTGGATAATCTGCGCGGCCATATCCATGAAGAAGTTGCCAATATTCTTGAAGAAACTTGCAAGTGCTTGTTGAGTAGTGGCGCTGCCGTTTATGACGCTGGTGAATGAATTGGTAAACGCAGTGCCGATGCTTGTGGCTGCATTAGTAATAGCATTGATTGGATTGGTCAGCTCAAACAATTCGTTTTTAAGCTTGGAAATATTAGCCATTAAACCTTCTGCAAGAGTTGGGTCGATCGTTTGCCTAAACTGCTCCAGGCCCCTTGCTCTTTGATTAGGAGTCAACTCCTTAACATCACCCAACCTATCCTCTTCTCTTCTCAGCAGCGCCGCGTTATACGCCTCTCTAGAAATTAAACCAAGCTGTCTTTGGCGATCGAGGAATTGAGCCTCAAACGCTTTGGACTGCTTTTCAATCTCCTCTGTTCTTTTTCTGTCAAAGCCTAGCTGTTGAGCTTTGTGTTTTAGGATCAAAGATTCCCTGCTCTCAATGGCTACGCCTAGCGCGGACTGCTCTCTTGACAACTTGTTTTGCTGGCGAGAAACGTCGGCACCTTTCGCTGAGGCTTCAGCTATTGCCGCTCTTCGTTTGGCTATCTGGTTAGTCAATCCATCGATAACAGTTTCAACCCTTGCCAGCTCTTTTTCCTGTGACAGGGTGAACACAAGCCTGTCGTCACCGATCGCTCTAGCCTTTTCAATCTGCAAGTCAAATTGATCTCTTATGCTTCTAATTCTTGCTTCTGCAAGATTTTTAAAAGTAGTTTCTAGTTCTGCAAATGCCCTATTTGTATCTCTGTTTAAAGCAGCAAGACGGTTTGCTCCAGATGTGCCTGAAGGATCATCCCCAACGCCAGGGAGTCCACTCCCTTCTTTCGACTGCTCAACGTCAGGCATTCTTATTCTCATCAACTGTTTTCTTACTTCTTCTATTTGATTAGTTAAAGATGCTCTTTTTTCACTTGTCTGTACAATTCCAGTGCCTGAAGATTTAGCAGCCTGCGGGCTAACATCCGCAGACGGCAGTGCATTTAACTTTCTTGTAAGCCTTTCAAGCTTGGCCTGAAGCCCTGCCTCGCCGAGTCCAAACAGCTTGTTTAAGGCATCAATGAGATCATTAACTGCTTTCAAGGAGTCTGTAAATGTTTCCTGAAAAGCTGCGCCAACAGGTTCAAGTAGAACGCCAACATCTTCGCCAAGATCTTCAAGTGTTACCTTTAAGCGATCGCCAGCAGCCTTAGGAGAGTTAGCAATAGTCTCTGCCGTTTCCCCATATTTTTCAAACAGTAACTCTGCGAAAGCTTGGAAATCTTGCAGGCTTACCTTTCCGCCCTCCAATGCCTTGTCCAGCTCCGCTGGAGTTTTGCCCATAGATTTTGCAAAAATAGTAAATGCACCCGGCAATCTTTCTCCTATTTGTTGACGCAATTCTTCAGCGCTAACCTTGCCCTTGCTGAAGACTTGCGCAGTCGCAGTTAACGCTGAGTCGACATCATTAAGAGAGCCTCCCGTTGCCCTAACGGCAGCAACGATTCCATTGAATGCCGTCTTGGTATCATCAATACCACCTCCAGCTCCTTGCACAGACGCTTGTAGTCTTGTGAACTGTTTTGTGAGAACGCTTTGAGGTATTGCAAATTTCTCAGTAGATTTTTTTATAAAATCTAACGACTGTCTATATTCAGCCTGACTTGTCGTGACGCCAGCAAGGGCAATCCTTAGTTTGCCTAAATTAGCGGAATACTCTGCAGTGGCCCCAAGAGCTTTCCGCAGGCTTGAAATTTGCGCACCTAAAGCAGCGCCTACAGCAGCGCCTCCAGGGCCTCCAAATATCAGACCAGCAGTCGCGCCAAGTGCCCCCTCAGGCCCCCCGAATATCCCGCCTGCAGCGATTGTGCCAACGCCTTGAACTACTTGTCGCCCACTAATCCCTTTCCTCTTTTGCTTGCCTTGCGCTTTTTGCAGTTTTTGTGTGTACTTTTCGATATCGCCTGTTAACTCTTTAAATTCTTTGCTGTTTAAATCTGCTTCTCTTCTCAGTCCTTTGAGCGCCCCAATCTGACCCTCTATAGTGCTAATGCTGTTATTACCCTTCTGCCCTAATTGCGTTACCTCATTCCTAAGTTTTTGAATTGTTTGGCTGGTTGGGCCTGATATAACCTTTAACTTCGATATTGAGCTGCCAATCTTGTCAATTACAGCCTGAGCGCCTGTGTCCTTGAAGTCAACCTTGATGGAAAGAGTGCTAATTGCCTTTGCCATCAGAGCGCTTCCTCAGTTCGTTAAGAGCTGCTGCCTCCAAAATTTGAAGACGTTCCAGCGTGTCGCGACGATCTTCCACATTGTAGAGGTCAAACAAGCCCCCGGAACACAGCAAAACCTCATATCTCAACCCAACAAAGCCACCCATGGTCACCTGCCACTGGGTCTGCATACGCAAAAACATCATTACTGCTTCCCAGTTCTCTTCCCAAACCTCAAAGTCATTTGACTGTTTTGGCTCTAGTTTTGGTTTTGGGAGTTCTAAGCCAAAAGCCGCTGCATCTTCCCCTGTCTTGTCCTCGACAGGGGTATCACCTGATGCCCAATAAGCAGCGGCTGCTTTTAGTTTCCCGCTTCTGCCTCTGCGTAAGTTGCCGCATAAGTGCTGAGCACGGCTTTAATCCAGTCAGCATCATCAACCTGCTCTGCAAGCACCTCATCGCTAAATGGAACCTCTTCTCCATCCTCGTCGACAATCCCTTCCCATCCAACAAGAACTTTTCTGATCAAACTGATATTGTCAGCCACCTCACTATCCTGAAGCTTTGACATCCCCACTCTTTTAAATACAGCAATAAACTCAGATGTTTCAAACTCTCCTGGCTTGGTGTCACTGGGCTCTTGGACTTTGACAGGCCACTTGAAGGTTTTAACTTTTTTACGAACAAAAGCCATTAGATAAGGGCATAAGCTGGCTCAGCTTACACAAAAAAAGGGAGCCCGCAAAGGCTCCCGCATCCCCCTTGTTCGACCTGGTAGACCCTTAGGTGTAAACCAGATCAAATTCTGCTCCAGCAGCAGAGTCAGGCACGCAAGTAAAGGGAATCTCCAGCATCGCAATGCCATCAGCATCGCCATACGAGACATCACCAATGTCCACTTTCGTAGAGGCGAACTGAACCTTGTTGCCAGCGACAGTGCCGTGAGTGAAGGTCAAGTTGCCAAGTGCGGCATCGTCATCCACAGCAGAAGCAAAATAGTCCTTTGTCCCAAGCAGTACTGCCTCAATACTGACTGAACCAGTAGCAGCACGATCCGTGATCAAGACCTCTTTAGTCCCCCCGACAAGCTCCCTGTAAACAGTTGAGTTGCCAAGATCAAACGAGAAGTTTTGAAGCGCTCCAGAATAGGAAAGCAACTGGAAGCCAGTCACATTGCCATTCTTGAAGACCAATGGGTCATCTTGATTGGCATAGCTAGGTGTCAGCAGGGCGCTGTCGTCAGGAGCGTTGTAAATGCCAGTGAAAGAGAAGTCAAGCGTTGGGATCGAGCCGACCTCTGCACTGATCGATACTGTGCCTCTACAGCCAGTCGCCTTATGGCGAATGCCATCAATCATGTAGTAGATAGTCACTGAAGAGAAAGAACCGCTTACTGGCTCGTAGGTGACACTGGTGCCTGAAGCAATAGTCTCAGAAAGACCACATGCCTTAAGGGCTTTGCCGTACTGCGGAGCAGTACCCGCAGTCCCAGAGCCAGCCATCTCAACGCTGAAAGTACATTCAACTTTGGTGTTAGCCAAAAGCTGTTGAGATGCGCCTAGGTAAGGACGAATCAAGTCGCGGCTGACGACATCACTGCTCTGAGGAGTGATCGTCAGGTCCCTTACCAGAACGGCGTCTGCCCCGTCCGGCGTCGGATCCGACCCGTAGCTCGACTCCGTCTCGATGACGATCAGTCGTTTGCGGAGTAGCAGTGCCATCAGATTGTTCCTGTGATGATGGTTGTGGTGGTTGCGTCCGCTGAATCAGAGTGCGTACGCCAGTTTCAGGATCAAGCAGATAAGTTCCGCCGTGACCTGTGTGTTCATCCAACATGGTAAGTGCAGGAGGTGGTTAGGTTCAGCGTAGCTCGTTCACTATTGAGATAAATCATCCACGTCAGTGCGGTATTTAATCTCATACTCACATCCAATGACGGCAGCAGGCTGGTCAGCCTCTAAAAATTCAAACTCTGTCCTGACTGGGATTACATCATGCGCTACGCCTCCAAGGGTCAAATCGCTCATTACTTTTGAATGAAGCGATTCAATTGTGTCATCAGCAGCCTGATCGGGTATTGATGCACGCTCGATGACAGTGATTCGCACCGTCAAAGTCCAATCCAGCTTTGGCAGGCTTGTCGTTTGAACACAAACGTCCCTCAACGGCTGGATGATTACCGCAGGAGAAGCGGCTCTGTCGACTGGGTCAACACGAGTTCTATAGATGCGAGTGCTAACACCAGTTGTTCCATCAAGAGCTGTCGCTATAGCCGCAAGAATGCTTTCTCGCTTGGTCGTCATATCTAATCCTTCATCAGCATTACGCGCATGATTTTACCGTCGTCTAGAAGCATCGGCTCCCTAACGGTGTAATCGACGCTATCAACAGTCATTGTGTTTCCACGAGCAGCGGTTGAAAAATCAGAGGTTTTCACAACGACGGCATAGTCTGTGGTCAGCACAACTCCGTCAGCGATAATCTCATTTGGCGACTCAAAGTATCCAACACTTGTCGTGTCCCCAAGCACTACTGACACAGTGAATCCCGGCGTGTCAAAGAAAGCGTCTAAATCTTCGGTGAATGAAAGGGTCATGCAAAAAGCCCCCGGAAGACCGGGGGCGATAGTCAGGATCAGTCGTACTTCTTACGTCCTAAGGCCGTAACGCTCACAGCGCCTGCACCAGTGCCACCAGCAACGGTGATAACTGCACGCGCATAACGCTTGATCTCATCGGT